TGTTTTGACTATTCTCAGCAAGAGCCTAGGTTGGTAGTGCATTATGCTGCTTTACAGAATCTCTATGGAGTGGACGAAGTATTGGAAGCCTACCGCGAGGGGGATGCCGACTTTCATACGATTGTCGCTGACATGGCAGAGATACCTAGATCACAGGCTAAGACTATAAATCTTGGCCTGTTCTATGGTATGGGTAAAAATAAATTACAGGCAGAACTTGGTGTGTCTAAAGATAAAGCGGAAGATTTATTTAGACAATATCATGATAAAGTTCCATTTGTTAAAAAACTTATGGACAATGTAATGAACAGAGCACAGAATGCTGGTAAGATTAGAACGTTACTTGGAAGGTTGTGTAGGTTCCACTTGTGGGAGCCCAATCAATTCGGTATTCATAAAGCATTGCCTCATGATGCAGCGCTCTTGGAACACGGACCAGGGATTAAAAGAGCATACACGTACAAAGCTTTAAATAGATTAATACAGGGCTCGGCAGCGGACATGACAAAGAAAGCTATGATAGAATTACATAAAGAAAAAATTATTCCACACATACAAGTTCATGATGAATTAGATGTGTCAGTAGACAACAATGCAGATAAGATAAAAGAAATTATGGAGTCTGCTGTTGAACTGGAAGTTCCTAATAAAGTTGATTATGAATCAGGCCTTAATTGGGGTGATATAAAATAGTGTTATATGATGAATATAATTTAACAGACGATACTATAAATAAAATTTATAAGACTATTAATAAATATAAAGGAGGAGATTATTCATTAACAACCTGCACTGAAAACGGTTTTCAAACTGGTAATATTATTAATTTATTTAGTAAATCTTTAATAAAAAAAATACTTCCTACTAAAAAAATGTACGAAGGTTTGTTTCATTTTCATTACATAAAATATAATCAAGGAGGTTTTCAAGCAGAACATAATCATGACAAAACGGAAAAATACTCTTGTATAGTATATTTAAATAGCATGGAAGATGGCTATACTATTTTTAAAAAACCTATTAATAAAAAAATTCTTCCAGAAAAAGGAAAAGTTATTATATTTGACGCAGATATATTACACTCAGCTGAGGAAAGTTCAGCAGGCAAAGAAATACTAGTTGGAGCCATTGATAAAAAAATATTATGATGTACAATATAGGAAAATAAAAGAGGAGTATATTATGGAAAAAGTAAAACAAATGTGGGCACTAGCCGTAGCTAATAAAAAAGTAGTTATTGGTATAGTTGTTGCACTTATCATACTAATTAATTTAGTAAACTAATCATGCATGGCTTATCTAAATGTAAATATACCTGTGACGTATGCGCAGATAAGGAGAGAGTATCTTTATGATCTTAAAGATCATCATGGCGAAGTTGAAGACTGTATTATCTTCGGCCTGGCTTCGATTACTGGTCGTCCGATTTTGTTCCACGCAATTATGGAAAACGGTGCAGTCTTCTACCGCCTACCAATCTCTGCATTTATACAAAGAGACTTTGAAGCAAAAGAAGTTCCTAAACGTAGACTGGATGAGTTGGAGCTATGGAATTGTTTTAGTTATTATCCTGCTGTCACTTCTTACGACATCTTAGATGGCCAAGCTGGCAAATACTTTGGTAAAGACAAAAAATTACACCCAGGAAAATATTTATTTACTGTTGACTGGGCACATCCAGAAAGTAATATAGTAGACACAGATCATTCTGAAATTTCGCACGAACATAAATGCGCACACATACTTGCGTTAGATGACGGCAACTATGCGGCACAGCCAAACAATCGTATACTCTGGGACATACCATCATTTACAGTTAAGAATGAAACTCCTGACTGGAAAGTACAAACAAGTGATTGGAATGTAGAAGATACGGGTAAATGGAAAACAGAAGATACTGATAAGTTCTTCTATAATATTGAAGAAAAGTAACCATATGGAAGGTTGTTATGAACTATACCTTTACAGGAATACTAATAATATTGATGTGTTTATTAGCTTTTTGTGTTAAACCGGCTCAACACACATCATTGAAAAATCAAGTTAAAGAATATATAATCTCGAAACCATGATGGAAAAAATTTTAACTATGTTGGTTGGACTCTTAATTGCATTAGGAGGTTGGAGCCTATCTAGAACATTTGAACTATCTACCAGTCAAGCTGTGTTGGAAGATAAGGTTGAAAGACTTGAAATGCAGGTAAGACTAATGGATGAAAAGATGGATGAAATGTTTGACATGGATGAAGAAATTATGGAACAACACGAACAATTATTTAAAAAATTACAAGAAGGAAATACCTCAGGTGGGTATAGTTATAACTAATGGCACTTAAAATTTCAGACGAAGCTAAAGTACAGATGCCAATGAAAACGGTAGCCTCGCTAATTGCGATGGTTGCGATTGGAACCTGGGCATATTTCGGTATCATTGAAACCCAAAACAAACTTAGCACGCAGGTAGAACTAATGTCTAAAGACTTAACTGAGAATACAGAGTTTAGAATCAAATGGCCGCGGGGCCAACTTGGTTCGCTTCCTGCAGATTCCGAGCAATTCATGATGATCGAGGATCTTTACAAGACCACCGATAAGTTAAATGCTCATATTGAGTCAATGGCGTTAAACAAAGTTAATATAGAATTTTTAAGAAAACAAATGGATAAAGTTTTAGAAGACATAGAAAAACTTAAAGATCAAAATAGAGATATGCATTATAAAACTAATGGAGGCACACATTGACAGAGGTTGTAGTGGCCCTACTTATGTTTGTAGGAGCAGAAATCAAGGAACACAGAATCCAGCTAGAAGGTATGGCTCAATGCTTACGAGGCAAGCGTCATGCGGAGAGACAATATACACCAAACGTTACCTACAAATGCATAAAAACTAAGGCAGAATTAGAGAAAAATATTGACGGCTCTATAGCTATTAAAAAGATAATCCTTGAATAAAAAAGCATACGCGTTTTTTCTTAAGAAAAACAGACCAAGAAATAAACAAAATCCAATAGCGGAAGAATTAAGTGATGGACGTTACCGTCAGCGTGTGGTAAAAAATAAAAAGAAATATGAACGATCAAAGAATAAAATTTCAAGCAGAGATTGTGAATGGGAAGTGTCCGACGTGTGAAGAACTTACCATGCTGGTAGGTGTTACCCGTTCTTTCTACAGATGCATGACTTGCGGAAGTGATTTACATCAACATATAAACGGTAAAATAAGCTATTTACCAGCGTTAAACCCGCCAGAAGGTACCAAACCTTACGTTAAAGAATGGGTATAGATGGCTAAAAAATCTCAATTTGGAGTTAATTTATACCATAAACAAAAACCTAGAAAACGGCCTGGAAGACATAAAAAGAATTTAAACAAACACGAAAAAAGACAACAGAAAAAAAGAAAAAAAGGCACTTGACAATAATCCCTGGATATCCTATATAGAATATATGACTCAAGCATAGAAGAAGTGGGTAAAAAATAATTCCCAATTAGAGCAACTATGTAGAGTATTTTAATAATAAGAGGATATATGAAAGAAAAAAAAGTAATATTAACGAGTGCAAACATAACGCCTAAACAATGGTCTAATTTATTAATTGAATTAAACTTAGTTTGTGAAGCATGGAAACCTTATGCAAAAATAGATATTCATGCTCATGGTGCTAAGAAAATTATAGCAAATGGAAAGAAAGTGAATGATTACAAAAATTGATAAAAAGAAACATGGCGGGAAAACAGAAGAGTCCATGTTAATAAAATATTACGCTGACGAATGGTGTAGAGATAATGGCTACCCATTACAAGAGCGAAGTAGAAAAAGACATTATAAGACCGTTAGTAAGCGTCCAAGTTCTGCAGTACTGCGTTCCACTGTACGTTCGCGATGATGGGAAACCTAGCAATGAAAGCGGCACCTTCTACGTTAGTACGTGCACGGAAAGCGTAGGGGTCGAATGAATTTGAAAGGAGGAAAATGACAGACCAAACACGATGGGGTATACCTGAAGTGCAAATGAAAAACAAAGCTAAAGCATTTGAAGATCAAAAAGAAATGAGAGAAGAAATAAAAAACTTTGTATTTAATTGTAGCGTATATAGTCTTCATAAAATGTATGAAGAAATGAAAAGATTAGAAAAGAATGGTTAAACCTATCACAAGAGGGAAAGAGTGATAGGCTATTGTGGTGAGAAATTACCACCTAACATAATGCTGCCACAAAGTCAAGTGGTGGCAATCTCTGTACATGAGAACGTAATAGATATCTGATGTTTATTAACTTCTTCTGGTCCCAACTCTTTTAATTTTCTAGCTGCTTCCTCGTAACCTGCAATACTACAACTATATGGATCATCAAATTGTGTAGGCCATTCGTATGGCGGTAGACATGCACCTGTGCTTAAAGAACACATGTATAATAATAAAATTATTTTCATCTTGACAATCCTTTAATCAATCCTATATAGTGCTCAGAAATAAATGAAAGGACACAATGACTGATATAACTAAATATAGAAATGTTTCGTTAACACACGAAACATACAAGACTTTGATACAGTTGTCGAAGGTTTTATTGCCTGATGCAAAACTATCAATATCTAAAACAATCGAACAGATTGCAAATGAGAAAGCGAAGAAGTTAAATGGTAAGATTAAAAAAGACTAACGTTAAAATAATGTATTGTCCAACCTGCAAAGGGAATGGATTTTTAAAAGTTGGTACTGAAGAGGGGGAATCTATTCATCAGTGCTGGGACTGCGATTCGGAAGGAGAATTTTATGTTTATAAACCCCAAGATAATGAGTCTGATAACACTGTTGATTCTGTTACAAATGGTAAGCTTAACTAGCCTATGACCGAACACGATGTTGCATACTTAGCCGGTTTGATAGATGGCGAAGGTTCCATTTATTACAAACAAACTAAACAAAAGCGTAACACTAGACCTGGCAAACCAGTTCACAATGTCTGGGTTATAAGACTAGAGATAGCTATGACTGATAAAGATACTGTGAAGTGGTGTCATGATACATTTAAAGTTGGTTCCTTTGGTGAACGTAAAGTTAAACCAGGGAAGAAAAGACAATGGCGATGGAGAGTGTCTCATAGAGATTGTTTAGAAATTTGTGTAGCTGTATGGCCACACATTAAAAATAAATTACATAAGATTGAACAAGTGATAGACCATTACGAACCTTACGCAAAAAATTTAGGCGACAATGTAATTGATTTAGACCTTGAAAGAGCAAACAGAAAGTTTGATTGGAATTTACATGGTAGCTAAAAAAGGTTTTAAATGGGACGGTAAATCTAGAATAAGTAATAATACTTATCGAAAAAATTTTAATGAAATTTTTAACAAAGAGGAGCAACAAAATGATGTCAGACGAAGACGTGAAGAATCATCACAAGACGATAGACAAACTGTCAAAAGAGACAAATAAAAATCAAATTGAATACCAAGTTCTAACTTGGGGACCATGTGTAGTTAAACTAAAAATAACTGATGAGTTTTTTAATTTACTTAATGAAGAGTGCACTGCAGCGGTAAAAGAAGAAAACTTATATCAACACAGGTTAGCCGGTATCATTAAGAAAGAATACGAATTAAAAGATTTAACAAGGATACAACCTTACATAAATGAATTTGTTAACATCTACGACCAAGTATGGGACAAGTGGCGTAACGCTGAAGAACCTTCTAAGAATGATTATATCATTAGAGCGATGTGGGTTAACTACCAACGTCAACATGAGTTCAATCCACCACACGACCATTCAGACGATTTATCTTTTGTAATTTATTTAAAAGTTCCAGAAGAAATAAAAAAAGAATTTAAAGATTACAAAGGCAAGAGCGCTGGTCCAGGTGGTATTAGTTTTATTTATGGAGAAGGAAACAGACAAGCTATTACCTACCAAGCTCATTTCCCTGCGGAAAAAGATTTGTTTATTTTTCCTGCATGGTTAAAACATTACGTTGCACCTTTTAAATCAGATGTTGAGAGAATATCTGTGTCAGGTAATATTGCTTCAAATGTTCCTTTTAGTGCTATCAAGAAAAAGTTATAAATGTATCAAGTCTATTGTTTTAATAGTGAACCTCAAAGGACTCCTCTTGCTCCTAAATGGAAGTATTTTTTTGCTGAAGAACAAACTAATAACATTGATATTAAAGCTTTAACTAAATTCTTATTAAAAAAAGAAAAAGATATTTTAAAACTTGAGAGTTGTGATGATGGTTATACAGGTCTTGGAATTGAGTCTGTTACGTCCAGACATCTTAGTTATAATTTTTTTAAATTAAAGAATAAAGAAATAAATAAATTAAAGAAAAATATAATAAGTTTACACAATAAATTTATAGCTGATTGTGACATACTTTTGCCTAAAAATCTTTTTATTAAAGGGTGGTATAACATTTTAAGAAGAGGAGAGAAGATTAAACCACATATACATGATGTAAGTCCAGATAGTTATTTGGGTGGTCATTTTTGTGTTCAATGTAAAAATACTTCTACTTATTATATGAATCCTGTGGACCAATTAAATAATCCTAATACTCACGAGTCTACCAATGTTCCAGGTAAGTTAACTTTGTTTCAAAATTGTATGCCTCATTATACATCTTCTAATAAAAGTAATGTTGAGAGAATTACGATTGCTTTTGATATTAGAGTTTCACGAACTAAAGGTCACCCAAAGAGTAGGTGGGAAAAGCTTACATGAAAAATATAAAACTTAAATTATTAGAGATAATTCAAAACACGTGCCACAAGGTTAGCGAGTGGGCGTGGCGTAAACGTATAATGCTGATGCATGAAAAAAAGTAATAAATACAACTATATACAAGGAAAACAGATCACGGACCATGGAACTGGGACACGAGTTTATGACATAGATAATTCTAGACTTCCAAGCGTGACTACGATATTAGGCGCTACAAAAAATACAGAATTTTTAAAGAAATGGAAGGCCAAAGTTGGAGAAGCAGAAGCAGACAGAATCAAGAATCATAGTTCTAAACGGGGAACATCCATGCACAAATTCATTGAGTCTCATGTCACAGGAGTTGGCTACGATGATCTTACAGCAATCGGACAAGAGGCGAAGCCCATGGCCCAAAAAATTATTGAAATTGGTTTTACGCCTATCGAAGAAATCTATGGTTCGGAAATTATGTTACATTACCCTGGGTTATATGCTGGCTCTACTGACTTGGTTTGTTTACATAATGATATGGAGACCATTATAGATTTTAAACAAGCTAATAGACCTAAGAAAGAAGAATGGATAGAAGATTACTTTTTACAGATTGCGGCATATGCACTGGCACATGACTATACTCACAAGAGTCAGATTAGGCAGGGTGTTATAATGGTGTGTACTCCTGACCTATATTATCAAGAATTCAAGATACAAGACGAAGCATTAAGAAGCTGGAAGCATAGGTTTCTAAAACGATTAGACATGTATCATGAACTAAAGTTCGATGAGAAAGAACAAGCAAACACTAAACTTACAAAGGAGGATTTTAATGAACGAGAGACTAAGAAGGACATTGACGGCTAGATACCAGGCCGAAATCGAGGACGCAAAGTATAAGATAAAATGCTATAGCGAGCAAGAAGTTATTATACCGGAGCATCCAGATATCACAGGTGAAGTCGATAAATTACTCGAGAAGCTGTCTCAAGCTGAGGAAAAGATGGCAGTAATGGAGCTACATTATGGCAAAATTGTGGCAGGCAAGGCAATCTTGTAGCATGGCTGACGGACATATAAGAGATTTCACAGATATTTTTTGTTTTAAAAAAAAAAACATGAAAAAAAACTGTCTTTTTGTCATTTTGAGCTATTATTGTTGGTATACAACAAAAGTAGTTGACAAAATTAGTGACAAAAAATGTTTTTTTGACAAAAAATATTGTCAGTTGTACACTACTGTCACAGGTGCTCTATCCCGGTGAGAAAAAGTTTTTGGTTTTTTGGTTTCCTAAATATCTGGTATATCTCTTATAGGGGTGATATATAAAACCATGCCTAGGAAAAGAAGAAAAGCTATTGCCTCAATTACTCCCGATATACCTTATCCGAAAGTCAGAGTGGAGTGGATCGATTGTGTGAGCGATTCTGGCTGGGCAAGCGATAAAGAATTCGATAGAATGAAACTAGCTAGACCTATCAATGAGGGGTGGTTGTATTCTAAAGATAAGAATTCAATTAAATTATTTGCTTCTTACGATAAAGAAGATGATGGTAGTTTTAGTTTTGGGGACCGGACGATGATACCTCGTCAATGGGTTCGGAAGATTCAGAAGATTTAGGGGCTTCAATTGCTTCACCTTCAACAGTCTTTGCATTCAACAAAGGTGCGTAGTCTTCTAAAATTTGTTTCATTTTTGCTTCTAGCTCCTGTTCTGACATATCTTCTAATTTCCCAGTTTTTATTATTTTTCTGTCTATGTATAATCCTGCTGCCTTGCCTCGGGCTACTTCAGCATTTACGGCAGAAGAAAAACTTGACTTCTTAAGTGCTGCCTGTTTAATTCTATCTAGTTCTGCAACATGTCTCTCATAAGTTACTTGGTGTTTTTGTAATCTTTCGTCATGTAGTTTACCTATGTATTCTACAACTAGAGGACATTGTCTAGGATTTGTTAGTTCTGAACCTTCTTGTGCTGCTCTCTTAGGTGAGTAACCAGCCAAGATAGCGGCTTCAGTCTTTGAGACGGGTCCGTCAGGTCCACCGAATACTATAAATTCGGCAAATCTTTTTTGCATTTCTGTCAGTCTTTTTGGTAATCCCATAATTGACAATTTAAGGTAAGTGTCCTATATTGTCAAGTGTATGAAAGACAAACGTACATATAAAAACATAAAGGAATATGGAGAAGATATGAGTCATGAAAACGAGCGTAAGCATACCAACGAGGACAGAGGTCCGTTGGATTTAAGTTTCGTCATTGAAGAACACCAAAAAGAAATATGGGAATGGAAGAAGAGAGAGTCCGAGTTTATTCAAACTAAAAATTTATTAGAGGGAGCTAGAAGAATTATAACTGAGATGAGTTCTAGCATGCGTCAGTTAGAGAACATTATAAAAAATCTTAGACATGATAAAGAAGTTTATAAGAAAGAAATTGAAAAACTTCTTGCGGAAAAAACTAAATGAGAGTAAGAGACCTACAGGAATTTCTATCCAAATTCACAGAAGGACAAAAGGACGGAAGTCGACAAGGTAATGCATTAAGTGATGCTGTTATTTTTGTGGAGAGAGATGGATTCCTAGAAGAAATTAAACGCATGGAAGTTCACGAAAATAGTCAGACAATCTTTGGAGCCAATGGAAACCACCAGTCTCACAGGTTAGTTTTAAAAACAAAACAAGATAGAAAAATTATTATTCCGGATAAATTGCGTAACAATGTGTATTAATTGCCTGTTATGCTTACCTCGAAAATTGCATGGGTCCAGAAGCAAAATTTTATAAAGAAATTAAAAAATCTATACCCGAAATATCATGGATTCGGCTGGAAAACCTTAGCTCACTTGGTACTCCTGATTTATTGGGTTACAATACTTCTGGGCACTTTTTTACTGTAGAACTCAAAGTTACAAAAGGTAAAAAGATTCGGTTCAGCCCCCATCAAATTGCGTTCCACGTGAAGCATCCTAACAACTCATTCATCTTGGTAAAGGCCCTTGGTCCTTTACCCACGAAAACTTTTTCGTGGTCCATGTACCATGGACACCGGATAAGAGAGCTTGCAACTTCGGGCTTGAAGCTTGCTGCTTGCCACTCTGGGCTTGATGCTTGCCGCTTGGCGTTTAAGAACCTGAACTAGGTTCTGGTTTAGCTTGGCGCTTGTAGCTTGTTACTTCCTGCTTGGCGCTTGGAGCTTGGGACTTTAGGCCCGGACCAGGCGCACGCTCTAGCCTATCGCTCGAGTCTTTAATGACATGGCTGTCGCTAATGGCCTGATCCAGTTTATTACGCTTGCGTAATTCTTTATAATATTTTGGGTGTTTGAATTCCATGTTAATGTTTACCGTAACTAACATTTTTT